TTCCATTCAAAACATGCACTGTCATGAATTAAACAAATCGCTTTATCACCAAAATTATCTAGTGACCACATACCAGGTTCAAGAACTAAGTCACCTGATGCTGCTTCACCCCAACCAATAAAATTAGTTGTACTAGTTATTGTATCTCCTCCATTATGTGCAGCTGCAGTTGTTCCACCTACACCTCTAGTTACACCTGTAAGTTCGTTGGTTGCAGCTATACCTGTATAAGATATTTCTTCATCATTTATTTTTAAAAAGTTTGTACCTGCAGTTGGAAACTGAGAAGCGTCTACTAATATAATACCTGTAGTTACAGCACTGTTAATACCGTTTTGTAATGTAGTTGTAGGTTCTCCAGCAACTTGTCCACCCCATGCTCCTAATGACCAACCAAATCCTTTTGCTTGTACAGCAGGTCCTACTGGATAGTAATGTTGAACTCTTACACCACCAGATGTAGTTGCACCAGATCCTGATTCGTTTGAAGCCATTGTAATTGTTATAGTGTTACTGGTAGGTACAGTTGTCACCATAAATTTTTTATCGTTAAAATCTGCAGCTGCAAAATTAGAATTGGTAATTGCAGAAAAATTATCTAATAATATTATATCTTGTGCTGATATGTTGTGAGCACCACTGAAAGTTATTGTAACAGTTGGTGATCCGTTAGTCGTGCTGAATGCATTTGTAAGCGTGTTTGTAGATTTAATTGGGTGTATGTCATAATACACACCTCCAGAGAATGCATATAAAATTCTGTTTGTACCAATGATTGCGTATTTTCTAGCTAAACTATTTACGAAATGATGTAGTCCTCTTCCTGCACCTGTAAGATTACTACCTCCTAATTGTTTCCAACCACCTATCTTTTCAGGTGTGCCATATCTAAAACGTACATTATCACAGTCGGTCCATTGACCTTCTGCACCTGTAGGAGTAATCTGTTTGTTTATACCTGGCTGAAAACCTATTTTTTGTAGCATATAACCTCATTATATTACATCTTTACCCATGAAGGAAGACCCAACATTGGACGTTTGTCAAACTTGTTTTTTTCTGCAAAAGGACCGTTTCTATGGTTGTAGTGTAAAAACACTTGTCCACATATTTGTCCTGCAAAAGGCTCTCGCCAATGTTCAAGTTCGCAGCCACTATATACTAGCATATCGCCTACTTCAAGCAAGACTTTTGTACCTTGTGGAGCATTGGGCTTATGTATGTTCTTATACTCGTCTATGACGCTGTCAGCCCCTGTACCATCAATAAATATAGGCCAGGGATCTCCACCTAAATTTAATGTGGTAGATATTTCACAACTAGGTCTATCTTTATGTCTTCTTAATTCATCACCTTGTTTATATAACCTTGCGTAAGAATATGTTGGTACTAAATCTAACCCTGTTTCGTGAGCCATGATCGGAAGCATCTTGACCAATAGAGTCTCCATTACATGATCTCCATAATGAGAGTAAGTATTAGGAATTTGTTTATCAGTCCAAGTTCCAAGTGTGCCATTGTCATAAGTAATGTTGTTTTTATACATAAAATCTACTGCATCACGTTTAAGTAAAAAATAATTAAATATAAAATTAGCTAACTCAACGTTGAGTGCGTTTTTGATTACGTGGTATTTATTAAATTTTTCCAAGTTTCTGTCTATTTCTAGGCATTACTTCACATATAACACCTTTCTTTTTTTTTATTTCTAAACCTTCTTTACTATAAAATAAATCAATTATCTCTTGTTCATTGTTAATAGGTTTACCATTTATATTGTTATTGTTAGGATCATGTAATTCTATAATTGCTTTTATAGTTTTTAATTTTAATTGTTTTGCAATAACCATTCTATTATTACCTACTATAATTTTTAAAGTATCGTCTTCTAATTGTCTTATATAAACAGGGTCTCTTATTCCAAATTTTTCTACCGAAGTAAGTAAAGCATCATAAAACTTTTGTTCTTGACCATTAGTAAACTCAGCTCTAAATAGATGAGTTATATCTTCTACAGGTAATTCTTTATAGACTAAACCAGTCATTAAAAACCTTCTTGTATAAAATTAAAACTTACAGATATTCTTATGTCATTTGACTCATTAGGTTCAACACCGTGCCAAAGCCAAGCAGGAAACATAATTATTCTACCTTCTTTAGGTTCTAAATGTACTTCTCTCCACAAATGTTTTGGAGGTTGTCCATTTTTTCTTGAAGGCATAACTGTTTGTATTCCTGGTCTTGGATCATTACAAACTAAATTACCACAACCATTAGATGCTTTTACATAATACACACCACTAAATAAACTATTAGGGTGAACGTGTGGTCTATTATATCCTCCTTGATAATTTATATTAGCCCACATATTACCTAACCTAGGTTTTCTGTCTAACCACTCTTCTTTAAACATATCAAATTGCATTTTATAAAGTTCGTCTATTAAAGATTTAAACTGTGGTAATTCATGCATATTAGTTTCACTGTGCCAACCATTTACATTTGTTTTTTTAACACCTTTATCTTTCTTAGACCATTCAATAATTTCTTTTTCAAAAGTCCTATTATCTAGGTTTACATCTTTAGCGTATATTAAAGTAGGAAAAAAACCTTCAATTATCATCTAAGAGGTTTACCTCCAAACCAAACAACAAGAGATTGTCTAACACCTTTTGTTACAGGTTGAACTCTATGGTTTAAAAAAGATGCAAATATAATTGCGTGACCTTGTTTAAGTTCTGCAAACTTACCTGGTGCCATAAGTTCTAAATGTCCTCCTTCAAACTCTGAAGGATCGTTTAATAATAATGTCATTGATATTTTTCTAACAGGTGGTTCGTGAGCCATGTTTACATCACAATCCATATGCCAATCATAAAACCCTCCTTCAGGGTATTCTGTAAATTGCGCTTGTTCTGTTACTTTGATATCTCCAAAACCAAAATGATTTTCGTTTGCTTTTTGTATAAAAGAATTTAAATCTTCATACATGTGACTCATTTCTTTAAATGGTATCCAGCTAATTGTTGTTACTCTTTTTTTTGTATCAGTTCCTCCACCAGGTTTACCCATGCCTACTTGAGCTTGTTGTGGTTTTTGTGATCGACCTGATGCAATAATTTGTCTACATTGATCTGGTGTAAATAACGGACTAGTTGTTTGAACTATCCAACTCTTCCATTTAGGTTCTGTTATTATTTTATTTTCATACATTATGATACTCCTCTGTTTTGAATTGGATTGTATTCAACATCCATATTTGCCGCTAATGTTCTTCTGTATCCCGGTCCGTTAAAAGGATATACACAATGTCTCATATCATATGGAAATACAAAAAAATCTCTTTCTTTAATATCTGGTTGATAATCTACATTTGCAAACATACCTGAAGCTGAACCTAATATTTGTAGTCTACCATTTTGCGGTGCATCTGCTGCAGAATATTCTACTCCATAAGACTCTGGTAATTTTAAAATCATAACAGAAGATAAACCTGTAAATAATGATCCTTGATGCACGTGCACTGGGTTATATTCATGTTGAAACATTGTGTTAACCCAAATAGAATTTAAATGTAAATTATATTTTTTAACTTTATTCCAATTTAAATAATGTTTAAACTTTGATTCGAACCACTGCAATACATTTTGCGGTAACAGATTATGTCTTGTCATTTTAGAATTATCTTCACCATTAAAAAATAAACTATGTTCTTTTTCAATTTTACCAATTAATTGTTTGTTTGCAGGTTTTAATTCAGGGTATTTTGTTTCATAAATATGATTAATAATATCAAACACATCAACAGGCACTTTATAACGTAATACTGATTGACCTAAAAATATAAAATTAAAATCGGATGTGTTCATATTTTTCTCTTATTCTTTCTGGAATTTTTTCTATGTAAGGGTTATACACTTTTCTAATAGGACCATCAAATAGTTTATGCATATTGCTACCAACTATTTTGTCATCATAAGATAGACCATTTACAGATACTTGATCTAAATTATCAAACCTATGATTAAAATAAGGCTCATCTATAAACTCATATA